GCGACGAGGCCACCGAGAAGCTCATCAAACGGTTCGGTGAAGCCGTGCGGGACGAGGTCAAGCCGGTGACGATTACCTCCTACGCCAACAACCTGCGCAAGGCGCAGTCGAAGCTGCACGAGCACTACGAGGCCACCAACTCCCTTACAGTCCCGGTGCACAGTGCCAGTGCCCCTCCTGCAAAGGAGCCCAGCGGCGTTCTCACCTACGGCGATATGGGCGAACATCTCAATGCCTACCGAGACGACTATCCCGAAGAGGACAACGCCACACGGTGGCTGAGCACGTATAACTCCGTGATCTCACGCGTGCCGTTCGCGGCCTCCTCGGAGATCGATCCCGAGCGGACCGAAGCAATCCTTGCCGCGTTCGAAAGGATCGCGACCAGCGAGGAAGAGGCCAGGGCAGCGGCCAAGCAAGTCGACGAGGCCGAAGCGGCGCGCCTGCGCGCGTTGCCGGTGCTCATGCTCAGCACCGTGAGGAACTATCAGTTCTGGTTCCGACATGCGATGCGCCACTACTGCGAGTTCGTGAACCTTCCCTACGCCGAGGTTGATGTCGCTGAGCGCCGCGAGCGCAGGCTCGCTGCCGAGCGCGCGGAGAAGGAGGCTGCGAAGGCGGCCCAGGCCAAGCGGGCGGCGGCCAAAGCGAAGCGGAAGGCGGCGGCCGAGGCGAGCGCGGCCCCTGCCGTTGAAGCTCCGGCGGTCGTGGTGCCAGAGGAGAAATCGCCCGAGCCGCCCCCCGAGCAGGTCGAGGAGCCTGTGGTCGTCGCACCGGAGGAGGTAGCACCCCAGGTGCTCCCTGCCATCGTCGAAGTGGTTGAGGACTCGGGGCTGAGCGAGTACCGTTTCCTGCTGCGTCGAGGCACCCACGTCACCCTCGGGCTGCCGGACGACCTCACCCGTCGGGAGGCTGAGCGACTGTCCCAGTGGATCGGGACCTTCGTCATCGACCCCGAGACTGCCTAAGTGCGCCGTCCGGGGCTCGAACCCGGGACCCGCCGATTAAAAGTCGGCTGCTCTGCCAGCTGAGCTAACGACGCTCGACCGGCTCGACGCTTGCGCGCCGAGCCGGTCGTTCAATTCTGAACTACAATGCCCGGTTCGGCTAGTCTTCGCCGCCAGCGGCCTCGGCCAGCATCTGCTGCAGTCCCGCGACGATGTTGGTGCTTCCGGCGCAGGCGGCCATGCACTCCTGCAGCTTGACCGCCAATTCGTGGGCGTCGTCCAAGTCGATGCGACCCGAACCCCGCACGCCGTCGATGGCCGCGTGCAGCATGTCGGCCGCGAACGCGAGCGCCGCCAAGGTCTGCTGATCAGGGAAGGTGCGGATCTTGTTGAACCACTCCAACGTGATCCCCTGGGTCAGATGGCTGCGCCTCCTGGCGTCCAACCCGCTGGCCAGATCGGCGCCCGTTGCCGCCAGCGCGTACAGGGTCTCCCCCGTGTAGTGGCCGATCTCGCGGGAGTGGTCGGGGGCGGGCGTGCCAGGCTGTGTCTTGGCCGTGTAGTGGCCGACTCCCCCCTGCCACATGCTGATCAGTCGCTTGATCAGCAAGTCGAACTCGTCAGGGTCCGGTTCTGGTTGGGACATGTCATCCTTTTTCGAGTGCTCGGAGGGCGGTGTCGAGGGCCCATTGCCGTTCGAACAGGAACGGCACCAGGGGCATTCCCGGGTACGTGCCCAAGTCCATTTTGAACAGGGGCGTCCCGAAGAGTTGCTCGTGCTCGTGGTCGAGTACGTCGATGCGGTAGCCAGCGGCGACCATCAGGTGCAGCAGGTGGCTCAGTCGCTTCGGACGTTTCCCGCGTGCAAGGTTGTGGGTCTCGTGCAGCTTCATCTGGTCGGCGATGCCGTCGACGATATGTTCGATGAGTTCGGGCGTGAGGTTGTGCAGGTCGAGGTATAGGCGACCCTCGTCCGAGAAGTGGATCTGGCCGAAGATCCGGCTTCGCTTGCGATTGCGTTCCGCGCATGGGCCGTAGGCGGTCTGGGCGACGCGCCAGTCATCGCCGAGGCGCTCGGCGATGGCCTTCGCGTGGCCGCGCCGGGCGTTGAGATCAGCCTCTTTGCGGGCCTTGGCCTCGCGCTCCTTGAGCATGCGCCGCCGGTACTCCGGGAGCATTTCACCCTTGATGCGGGCGCTCATCTGGGAGGGCAGCAGGAACAGGTTCGTTGTGAGTGTGGTGAGCGGCTCGCCGCCGGGTGTGGTGGCGGTGAAGGTGACCTGGTGCTCGCCTTCGTAGTTGTAGCGCATGACCAGACGCAGGCCGTCGTCGGTGTGCAGCATGACGGCGACTGCTCCGAATTCGGTGCGGGCGCGCCATTCGGGGCCGAGGTGGGGAGTCAGTCGTTCGGCGAGTGCCACGAGGACGTGGCGGGGTTGCACGAGGTCGGCCACGGTCAACGGTTGGTCGTGCATCCGGCGGTCCTTTCGCAGTTCGGGCACAGGGGCGCCCAAGGTGGTGGGGGATGGTTCAGGGATGCGGTGCGGCCCGGCGCGAACGCCCTTCGCGCCGGGCCGCTGTCGATTGCCCCCGCTATGCGGGGCGACCTCCTATCCGCCGGGTGTCGACGGCGTTGGAGGTGTTCTGTGCGAACGCCTTCGAGGGTAGCAGGGACTAGTCGGTGAGGCTGGCCGTGCCTTTCTGGCCCACTTTCGCGCCGGACAGGGCGATGGCCACTTCGAGGACGGCGGCGGTCGCCGGGACGCCGACGAGCAGCTCCCAGTTCACGTGCCACAGGATTGCGGTACCGCCGAGCGTGGCGATGAACGAGGTGGCAGCGTTGCGCACTGCTCGTTCTGTGGTGTCCTTCCAGAACGCTTTAGTGAACATAGTGGTCTACTTTCCCAGATGGGACAGATATACCAATTATCCCACTATGTCCGCTTTTCTGGTAGGGCCTTTCGTCGTTCCCGGCTCAGCTCATCGGCCAGATCTCAGGGCGCAGCAGGCGTGGTCACCCACTCCTCGACCGCGTCGATCGCCCGCTGCAGCCGCTCGGCGGTGACGCCGCGCTCATTCTGGCCTCCGGCGAGGGTGTCGATGAAGGTGTCGAAGACAGCACGTCCGGCTGCGTGGACCTCCTCGGCGGTGACCAGCGGTTCGCCGATCTCCTCGGCCTGTGCGCGGCCGTCCTTGATGCGCCACTGGGCGCACAGTTCCCCCTCTCCCTCGTCACTCATGAGCTGGGCGGTCAGGTCCAGGCAGGGGAAGGCGGCGGCGATCTCGGACCATTCGGCGCCGACCTCATCGAGGCCGGGCCCTTTCCCGATGGAGTAGGCCGCGCACCCGATCCGACCATCCCAGTCGCACCACCCGCGCGGGCCGCCCATCCAGGAGGAGGAGATCCGGTAGGTGTGCAGGTACTCCAGGTTCAGCACCTGCAGCTGCCGGGCGCGCTCGCGCACCTCTTTGAACCAGGGAAGGCCGGAGCGGTCCAGCGCGTCCTCGTCGCCGAAGACGATGCGCCCGACTGTGCGGTTCCATTCCTTGTCGTTGCAGTCGAGGTAGTGGATGTCGGCTGTGCGAATGAGGATGTTGTCGGCCTGCTCAGGGGTGACCGGCCGCCCGGTCACGACCAGGCGCGGCCACTTGCCGGGGTCGACGCCCCAGGATGTCGGGATGGTGGTCTCCACAATGGTCCTCTCGGTTGTGCGGCAGGACTGCGCGAGCCGCTTAGGGGGCGGCGCGCTCGATCCCGGCCGCCTCGATCAGCGTCCAGTCCGTCGCCGCCAGGTGGGCAACCAGTTCTTCCCTCAGGCCCTTGATGTACTGCGGCGTGTTGCCGGTCTGGTCCTTGAGGGTCAAGGTGACCTCGTCGGCGACACCGGGGCGCCCGAGGGCGAACTCGGCCTCGGTGCCGTCGCTGATCCGCAGGCTTCCCCACGGCTGCTCGCGGGTGCCCTGGTTGTCGATGTCGATCGTGCGCTCCAGCATCACGGGGCCGTAGGTCTTCAGGTACTCGCGGGCGACGATGAAGCGGAGGGAGTCGGGTTCGGGCCAGTTGTCGCCGCCCCCGAAGACCTGCCAGCCGGACGGCTGGTCCTCGTCGCGGCGGTAGCCGACGCGGACGCCGTCGCTGAACTCGATGTAGCCGAAGTCGGCGTCGCCCCGGTTGCCGATGTCGATGATGGCGACGGTCGTCGCGGGTCGCTTGGTGGACATGATGCTCCGTTCGTGGAAGGTGAGTAGGACTCGAAGTCTAGTGCGAGGGCTCCTTCGAAGAGGAGTCCCTTGATTGCCTTAATGTCCGTTTTGTCGGTAATATCCAGTTATGAGTGGTTGGAGGGCAGCGCGGAGCCTCGACGTCCTGCGCGACGAGATCAACGCGATCGCGCCGTACCGGTCGAAGCGATCCGACGGCACGATCGGCGACACCGCCCATCAGGCCAGCGCCTCAGACCACAACCCCAACGATCAGGGCGTGGTCTGCGCCAGGGACTTCACGCACGACCCAGGGGCCGGGGCGGACATGCACCGCATCTCGCGGCGCATCGTCGCTGTGGCGCCCCCGGCACTGAAGTACGTCATCTGGAACAAGCAGATCTGGTCAAGGGCGCGCGCCGCCGAGGGCTGGCGCCGCTACAGCGGGTCCAATCCTCACACGAAGCACATGCACGTCAGCGTGGGGCGCGGCGGCGACGGGGACTCGACCGGCCCGTACGACGACACGAGCCCGTGGGGAATCAAGCAGGGCGACGCGACGCCGCCGTCGAAGCCATCGAAGCCGTCCGGCCCGACCTTGATCGAGGAGATCCTCATGGCGCTGCCGACCATCCGCGACAACTCCGCGCCCACAGCCGACAAGAAGAGGGCACAGTCCCTGCTCGCCGCGAACGGGTATGCGCCCGTGAACACGTTCAACTCCAGAGGCGAGCCGGACGGGCGCTGGGGTCCCGGCTCGACCGCGTCCCTCAAGCGATTCCAGAAGGACAAGCGGGTCCGCAACTCGGTGCTGCCCAACGGGCAGGGCGACGGCATCCTCGGCGACCACTCCTGGGCCGCACTTCTGGGCGCGTAGCTACGGCTGCGGGCGGTTCTCGGGCTGCGGCGGGATCTGGGTCTGGCCCATGATGTACCACATCCCCAGCT